AACTAAGCAACAAAGATTACAAAGAAAAAAATGCTCACGGTTATCGAATTAACGCGCATTCCATCGACGCTTACTTGGCCTCTTTAGAAAGTTCTCCAGATGCAGAAGAAGACAGTACCCCTGGCTCATCGATTTGAAACCTTTCAAATCGAAGAGGTAAATCTAGAGAATTACAGGGAAATTCTTCCGGTTTCCTTGGCGCTCCAGATGGAATGTTTCATGCCGCCCGAGGGTTCTTTTGATGATGGATGCCTGCGCCGGTATCTAGAAATCATTAGAAACTACGAAGAGGAGGACGTGAATTCAAACATGACTTTGGCCAATCGATTGCGTGTTGCCTTCCGTGACATGAATCCTGATACCATCTGTAGCAAGTTCCCAGCCGCAGAACTACCTCTCAAGCGGCGGTTGCGTTGCGTTGCTGAGTATTTAATTCGCTCTGGTGAATTTGACAAACTTCGGGACGAAAGCGGTAAGCTTATTAAAAAACGTGGTGTCTTAGGCAAGTTGGTCGTCATCTATCAGCCATTGCCTAAGCTCCAAGAGGTCCTTCAAAAACAAGGTTTAGCATCCCATGAATAGACGCGAGAAGCTGATCGCTCAGGCCATTGGCCCTGATATGGACGATACCAAGGTCCGGATGCTGGACGCTACGGTGCGTTTAATCCTTGGTGATATGGGTGAACACTATTGCAAGATGTGGGATGTGGAAGGGCCTGGGGTGATGGTGTTCCAGCCAAAAAACAAAGAGCGCTCTATGTTTTTCTGGACACTCAAAGAAATTCACTCAGCACAAGAGGAGTGCGAGCGAGCAAACGACGGTGATCTAGCCGAAAGCTTTAGGCGTATTCTCTCTGCTGCACAAAAGATTGATCCAACTGAAAAAGCTGGATATGTCATTAATGATGATGAGGGTATTCGATACTTCGAAGTGGACTACAACAAAGAAACCAATCAGTAATGGCAATTACTAAAAGCGGCATGCGCCGTGAAGATTTGGAGCTTGTGACTAATGCAGATCTTGTTGCGGCAGCACATGGCCTAATGGGTCACATCGATCTTGACGTGGCAAGCTCTGCTTTTGCCAATGAGTATGTCAATGCTAAAAACTTCTTCACGCCCACAGATGATGGGCTGAATGACCAGGAATGGTTCGGCAAAGTTTACTTATTCCCGCCCAGTGGGACGTACTTCTGGGACAAAAAGAACGAACGGTGGAAGATGACCAGGGCATGTTCTTCGACGTTGACATCGTCCCATGCTGTTTGGTTTCGGCGTCTTTTCAAAGCTTGGTACCATAACGAAATCGAGGAGGGTCTTTACTTCTCTAACTGTCCCGACATGTTTAGGTACGAACAGCGGCTCTTTGATTTTCCGGTGTGCATTCTGCGTACTGTACCAAACCTTGTAGCGCGAACAAACGAAGGAGTTAAAAACCACAACACCTGCACCTCATTCTTGGTTTATCTGCAACCAAAGGACAATATTGGTGAAGCAACCCAGCGATTCATCGATATTTACTCCGAAAAAGGTCGTGTTCTTTGCTGAATGATCTATATTGAAAAAGCTTTAAAAGGTCTATGAGCGTTCTCTGCGATAAAGAAATCCGTCAACTCGCGGAAGAAGAAGAGATGATTGTCCCGTTCCAGGATCGTTTCATCAGCAAAGAAGATGGCCGTCGTATTCTTAGCTATGGACTAAGTTCCTATGGATACGACATCCGTTTGTCGCCAGAACAATGTCTCATCTTTGGACGCATCTCGGAGGGTGAGTGTGATCCAAAGGATTTCAAGCCGGAAATCCTGACCAATGCCGAATTGCTAGAGGACGAAAAAGGCAAGTATTTCCTTCTTCCTCCCTATGGGTATTGTTTGGGCGTGGCACGAGAGCGCCTCAAGCTTCCCCGTGATGTAACTGTAGTTGCCGTTGGCAAATCTACGTATGCCCGATCGGGAATCCTGGTTAATATCACTCCTGCCGAGAGTGGCTGGGAGGGTTATTTGACGCTTGAAATTAGCAACTGCACAGGGCTATTCAACCGCATTTACGCAGATGAGGGCGTTACCCAGCTCCTCTTTTATCGCGGCAATCCATGCGAAGTCAGCTACCAGGATCGCAAGGGTAAATATCAGAACCAAGCCCCTGAAGTTGTCTTCAGTAAGGTCTAATCAACTAAAACTGTCAAGCCAGTTATACGCTTTACCAGATCGTGGTTGAGGCTTATTGGGGTAGTTAATACTACCCCTCGCACCTGGTGCTTCGCCTAAGGTTGGAAGAACAACACCTTGTCGTGAAGACGGTTGGCGTCCAACGGATGTACCAATGATTGGGTATTGGGTATCAGCTTGTGATTTATATTTTTCTGCAAGGCGGGAAGCTTTTAGAAAACGAGATACTCTCGCCTGCTGTACCGCATTTTCTGTATCGGCTGCTCCAGCGGTAGCACGTTCGATTGGATCTAGACGCCTCAAATCAACGTCATATTGACGCTCGGGGGTTAAGTCAGTAACTTCACCACCAGAAGAACCAGAGTCATGACGTGGATCGTACTCAAGACGGCCTCTGTAACCAACCGAAGTATCAACCGGCTGGTCGGGATTATCTTGACGTGGGTTATAGAATCTTGCCATGTTAATATTGTAATCGAGGCAATTTAGGCCAGGATATTCCCATGCATAGCCCTGCTGATTACCGCGACGGTCTCGGTCAAAGCATCATTGACGAAGTCATGTGCCGTTGTCTGAATCAGGCAACATTTGGTACTGATCTCGACAATGAAGAAAATGATGTGCCATTATATGACCAGTACAATCGCGGCTTAACGTTATGCGAAGAGGGGCTGGAAAGGAATCCACTGGAACTCGAGGGGGCACGGCCTGGAATGACGGGTTATATCCCATCGATGGAGGAAGCACTGGAGATGTACCCAGCTTCATCGCCACGACCGAAGACCTTGATTCTGGACTTGGGAACAGCACCGGAGGAGGAGCTGATCCTGTCGCAGAAAAGACGTGGTTTGCTCCGGTAGAAACCAGCGATATTCTCGGCATGGAATGCAAAGACGGCGTTTGCCCGGTGCCTTGGGCTGTCAAGGAAGAAGCACCTGTGGTTCAACCGGACCAGGTAAATCATCCTCCGCACTACACCGATGGCGGTGGAATTGAGTGCATTGAAGCCATTGAAGCTCAATTAACACCGGAGGAGTACCAGGGTTATCTTCGTGGTAACAGTGTTAAGTATCTATGGCGCTGGCGTAATAAGGGGGGTAAAACTGACCTTGCCAAAGCACAGTGGTATCTTGATCGGCTGCTGACATTTGTAGAAGTTCAGAACGGCTGAAGTTCATCGTCATCATCCTCGTCGTCGTAGATGCATGCGGCGGCGAGTTCTGCTAGCTCCAGATCGGTGGGAATGTCAAATTCGATATCGACATTCTCATCGGCCATCAATGACTTAACCGCATACCACTCCATCAGGCGCTGGTGGTACAAGTTTAAGAGCGCGGAATAGAGCTGATCCCACGTCATCTCTTGGGCCTGTAGCTCGGCCTTACGCATCGAGAATTGAAGCTCTAAAGGAAGCTCAAATTGGTGAGGTTCAACCGATCTGTCCATTCCTGGTTTCATGCTTCAATTGAAACTATTCTAGGGCTAAATGTCACAGATGCCTTGAGGATCAAATTCCTCGTACTCTGAACCACACCATGGGTCCTCGTCAATCTTGTAGTTATTGGCGAATTCAGACAGAGTATAAGGGTTGATCGACTCTTCTAACATACGGATGGCACGGACCTGGTGAGCTGCCGCGCTGTAGTTACGAAAAGCCGTCAAGAGTATCTCAGTAGAGATCCAGGGATTGTCGTAGACCTGACACGGGAACAGCGCAACTTCTTCTTGGCGACGATGCAGAAGGGCGCCCACCATCTTATGGTCTTGATCAAAGACCCACTTGGGAATTTCTTGGCTGGCGCTGCGCCAATCTTCTCGTTCTAGGCAATCGATAATATTGCTGTACAGAAAAGAGTTCCAGCCAACGGAATGACTGAAAGAAAGTAATGCCTGATGCATGCAGTCATCCAGGCCTAGGTTGAGTTTCTTCAGTTCAGTATCAAGGACTTCTAACTCGTGGTACAGATATTCCAGGGCTTTGCGTTTCGTGCAGAGATGTCCGCGTCTGACTGGAGAACCGTCCGGGTAAAACTGTGTTCCATAACCAATGGTGTAAGGTTCGCCACCAGTGGTCGGATCTGGGTAAGCTTTCTCGTTATACCCTTCGTACTTTCTGATTAGTTCAATTGCAGCAGAAAAATCAGACATGGGGGTAACTTAATTACCCCCAATATACACAAATAATTACTTCCCTTGACCGCGACGTTGTTTACGTCCGTGATTAGGAAGTGAGTTCATGCCCTGTCCTTGCCTAGTTTTTTTCCGCTTGGATTGAATTTTGATGGAGCCGGAGGATTTGGGTTTTGCCATGAGGATCACCAGAGGTCTTCACAAGCCCAGTAACGGGCTGTGTTTTTGTCGGTTACGGAATCACAGTTGTGCCGCGCCCTGAAGTTAGCACGTCTTTTGGGATCCTTGTGCTGTGTGTAGTCTTCGTAACCCCTGGCGCCGTAGCGAATGATCTTTTCCTCGCCACCGTGACAACTCTTAACGACCTTTTTATGTTTATCTCCAGGGGGCGCTTTCTGCGGTGAGTTGCATTTCATCTTGTCCTTCTGGTACCGCTTGGCTGCAGCCACAGCCTTCCTTGGTTTGTCCGACATAATTAACCCGTACTAATGATGAATCTGTTTCTTCTTCCCAATACAATACCTGGAAAGGATTTTGATCAATCCATCTTTCAATTCTATTGAGCCTAGCTTTAGAAAAGAAATCCTGATTTAAGTACCACTCGTGCAACCTGTAGGATGCCTTGGAGGCATTGCAGCGCCTGCAGGCTGGCACTAAATTCTTGCGAGTTGTTTCTCCTGATTTGTGACGTGGAATCACATGGTCAAGACTTGTTGCATCTTCTCCGCAATAAGCGCATTTGTGGTTCCAGGATTTGTATATCTCATCTCTAAATCGTTTCTTTGCTAACTTTGGCGTGACTTCAACGAGTAAGGCGATGGGCTCATGCTCGCTGTAATACATGCTCTTTAGTTGCCGTTACCTTATTTTAATTTCCTTAAGCTTTACAGTTCTTCATGCGACCCTTAAAAAAGTATGAATGCCCTTGACCCAGGGCTCTAACCCGTTACCGTACAAGAGTTGTTCACCCTGACGCTAAGTCATGGCTCAAAACACAGGCTGGGTCTCCGTTGCCCGCGCTGAAGAACTCCTCGGTATCGACCGCAAGGAACTCTTCCGTATGCGGGATAACGGCACACTAAAGCTCGGTCCCCACTTCGCCGCATTCCCGGAGACACGTTCCAGGGATGGCTACCGTTGGAATGTAGAGGCAGTCAGGAAGCACCTACGCAAGCAAGAGAAGCTTGCTGCGGTTGCTTGATTTGTTTGTAGTGTTGCTTCCGTAGCCTATGAGCCAACATTAAATCAGTGATGTTAACGCTGATGACTTGATGAGCCATCAGCCTGTACAACGTGGACGAGAGGATGGATACACGGTCTTGCATTTCGCAAGGCCGTTTTTTCTGCAGATCAAACAGAAAAACCCACTGTGGATGTAGTGGGCGAATCGGACGTTTTTTATTGGGGAGCACCAGGGATGCCTCCGGTCCCCAATCAAAGGACGATAGATCTTCTGGCTTGATGCCATAGGTGGCAATCATACCAAATAACCCCGCGGCTCCTTTCGTGGAACGGCTAGAGCTGAGCTGGAAAAAATCGTCAACGATCCGCTGGTCAACAGGGATGGGCTGAGTCATGGCTGGTGTGTCCGCTCGTCCCGAACCTAAGAATGGTACAGGACGGGTCGCTGGTTCTTAAGGAATTCCTAACAAGTCTCGTGAGACTTAACATAAGTATACCTTATTAACAATTATGTCAAGGCTTATATGGCTTGCCATCTTTGTCAAACATGGTGAAACCTTGCATCACAATAAAGTCCGCAGGAACGTTAAATAGTTTTTGCATCATTGGCATCATCATGGGACTTTGACAGTTATAAGGAGGAACGTCCATGTCTGCCAGTGATCTCATGGTCATAACAAAAGAAGCT